TCAGCAAACTTCTCTAGAAAATATGGATGGTATCAAAGCATCTTCTCTGCACTCGCTCAAAACGATGTTAGACGACTTGAAGATATCACTAAATTAAACGTGCATAAATGCTTGTATGCTTTAGAATATATGAAAGAAAAATCAGAACTAGAAGCTAACCAAATAAAAAAGAATTTTAAATGATAGAATTTTTAGAACACTTACTAGGATTATGTGGAGAATCACATTTAAACATATTACCAATATTTTTAATAGTTATATTGGTAGGTATAACATATAAATTAAAACAAGTCTAATGAGTAATCAGGGAATCAGAGGTTTTTATCAATTAACGGAAACAATTAAAACGAATCTATTAGCAGACATAAATGTTAATACGGTTACTACAGGGGATATTACAGATATCAATCTAGGGAAGCAGGATATGTTCCCATTATCTCATATTATAGTTAATAATGTAGTTGTTAATGAACAAACCTTAGATTTTAATATTAGTGTTTTATCCTGTGATATTGTCAATCAATCAAAGCTAGAAACAACAGATATATTTACAGGTAACAATGACGTTCAGAATATATTAAACACTCAACTAGCAGTCTTAAATAAGTTAATACAGAAGCTAAGAATGGGTAACCTGCATACCGATATGTATCAGTTAGATGGTAGCCCAAGTTTAGATCCTTTTTATGATAGATTTGAAAATCAATTAGCAGGATGGACTGCAACAATGAATATTAAGATTTATAATGATATTTATATTTGCTAATGGAGTTTAATCAAGTAAATAAAGAATTAAAAAAGTTTGGTGATTATATTATTCAACAATCTAGGAGTAATTTAACTAAAGGGGGTAAAAATTATACCAATGAGTTATACAATTCTTTAGGTTATAATATAGAAGAATCAGGTGATGGGTTTATTATCGATTTTTTTATGGAAGATTATGGTGCTTTTCAAGATAGAGGGGTTAAGGGTGTAAAAAGTAATTATTTACAAAATAAGAATACACCATTTTCTTATAAGCCAAGCAGTAATTTAAAAGGACTTGAATACAAAACAAAGATATTTTCTAAGTGGGCAAGATACAGGAAGCTACAACCTAGAGATAAAAAAGGAAGATTTGGAACGTATGAATCAATGGGGTATATCTTAGCCAATAGCATAAAGAACAAAGGTATAAAGGCTACTATGTTTTTTAGTAAACCATTTGAAAGGGCATTAGAAAGATTACCAATAGAATTAGTAAACTCGTTTACTTTAGATGTTGAAAATTCAATATTATTAGCACAAAAAAATTAAACAATGGCAGATATAGCATTAAGAAGTCCACAATTTAAACATAAAGAAATTCCTGCAACAGGGGTATTATCTAGTGTTTGTACTTTAACAATAGATGGGACTTTAAGATATACTTTAATAAAAAATGTAACACCCTCAACCTCAGTAAATTTTGAAATATCAGAACTCGCAAGGGATTATTTAGAAATACAATATGATAGTAGTTACGAAACACAGAGCGTTTCTATCGTTACAACTATAACTAATTATTCAGGATTAAATGGTACAGGTACAATCGTAGGTACTGCTACAACTTATACAGATAGAGGCTTTGAATCTTATGGGACATTCGATGAGGGTGCTAATCCGTTGTTTATAGGGAATAGATCTAAACCAACAATATTAATAGCTTCTAATAATTATACAACCCCTGCATCTTTTACAATATTTTCTCCAATAGGAGAAGGTGGTGAAATACCATATGTTGAAAGCGATAGCAGTTTGACTACAGATACTTTTGGTGGAAGCAGTACAGGTGAAACAATCGATGGGATTAATATTGAAATTAAAAGAATTGATTGCACAAAGTATGGAGTAGGAAGAAAAATAATATTTATTAATAAGTATGGTGCTCAGCAAGATTTATGGTTTTTCTTAAAAGAAGTAAAATCGATAGCTAGAACAAACGAAAGTTTTAAATCTAATACTATAACCTACCCTAGCGATGCAAATGCTACTTACTCAATAAGTGATGCCCCAAATAAGATATTTAACACACAAGCAAAACAATCATTTGTTTTAAGTTCAGGGTACTATCCTGAGTTTGCAAACGAATACTTTGAACAATTACTATTATCGGAATATGTTTGGATGGAAAGACCAATAAAAACAAATCCTAGTTCTAATGAGATAATACCAGTGAATGTTAAAACCTCAACAATGACTTTTAAAACCTCTGTTAATGATAAATTAATAGAATATAATATAAACTTTGAAGAAGCATTTGATTACATAAACAATATAAGATAGATGCAAAAACTACAATTATACATTGAGGGACAGAGGGTAGATTTATTTAAGGATGAATCAGTTTCGCTTACACAAACTTTACAGAATGTTAAGGATATCGGAAAGATATTTACTGAATTTACTAAAACATTTGCCGTTCCTGCATCTAGTGTAAATAATAAGATATTTAAGCATTATTATAATTTTGATATTAGTGGGGGTTATGATGCTAGAATTAAACAGGCTGCAACACTAGAATTAAATGACTTACCTTTCAAACAAGGTGCTATAAAATTAAATGGTGTTAAGTTAAAAAACAACGTAGCACATACCTACAATATTACTTTTTTTGGAAATACAATAAACCTAAAAGATATTTTAGCAGAAAGCCAATTATCTTCATTAAGTGGTTTAGCACAATATAATAAGATTTATAGTTTTGACGATGTAGTTGATGCAATGCAGAATGCTGAAAATAGTGGCAATATAATTGTTCCTTTAATCACTCACACAAATAGATTAATTTACGATAGTTCTAGTCACGTTAATTTTCCTCCTAATCCCGATTTAGGTATTAGAAATATTGCACATCACGGAACAGGAACACATAATCAAAATGGTGTTGAATGGAATCAATTTAAGTATGCTATAAAATTACAAGCTATTATAGATGCTATTGAAGCAGAAACTTTTTCAGGAGGTAAGACAATAACTTTCTCAAATCATTTTTTTAATAAACCAAGTAATACTGATTTTAGTAATTTGTTTTTATGGTTACATAGAAAGAAAGGCTCAGTAGATTCACCATCACAAGTCTTACAGAATTTTACTCAGGTAACAGAATTAGGAACAACTACTTGTGTGCCAACTACTAATTGTCAGCCATCAACATCTAATGTTTCAAATGGTATTTTAGCTTTAACTGCACAAGCACCTTATAGTATATCATTTTTAAATCTAGATGTAACACCACCAAATACAACTGATGCATATACAATTAGAGTTATTAGGGATGGATCTCAAATCGTTGGAGAAGTTACAGGAACAGGTAACAAACAATTAATTATTGTTCCTTGGAATGATAGCACCTATTCAATACAAATAGCATCTTCTACTAATATGGTTTTCCCTATTGGTGGAATACAATGGTCTGTTAGTTGGACTACAGGGGGAACAGGTTTTGGTGCTAATGGTCAGATGTTATATTCTAATGCTGCAACTTTTACTACAACTGCTTTTAAGGATTTTAACATAAACGAGCAAATGCCTAAAATGACCATAATGGAATTTCTATCAGGTCTTTTTAAAATGTTTAATTTGACTGCTTATGTAGATAATTCAGGTACTATTGTAGTTAGAACTTTAGATAGTTATTATGAAGCAGGAACACAAATACCAATTAATATAGATAAATATTTAGATACAAGCACCTCAGCAGTAAATGTTGCATTACCTTTTAAAAGCGTTAAATTTCAATATAAAGGTTTATCAACTTTTCTAGCTAAACAATTTGAGCAGATAAATAACTTAGGATGGGGTACATTATCATATACTTTAGATGGTAATATTTATGATGCACCTACAAAAGAATATACAATAGAATTACCTTTTGAGCATATGCAATATGAAAGGCTTTATGATGTTGATGGTGGTGCTTCTACTGATGTTCAATGGGGGTATTTTGTAGATGATAACCAAGAATCTTATTTCGGATCACCTTTATTATTTTATCCTATAAGACAATCAGGGGGAACGTCAATAAGAATACGAGATACAATAACTACAAATATCGAAGATATTGACGATTATTTTATTCCATCAAATTCACTATCTACAAGTTCTAATACGAGTAAGGTTAATATACATTTTGGAAATGAGATAAACGAATACCAAGCAAATGAGCCTGGAGATCCATTATCTTTTACAGATACTTTATTTATGACTAAGTATATTAATTACATAAAGGATGTATTTAATTTAAGTAGAAGAATCACAAAGGTAACTGCATATCTTCCTATGAAGATTTATTACAATTTAAAATTAAACGACTTAATACAATTAGGTCAAAATAATTATAAGATAAATTCATTAACAACTAATCTATCAACAGGTAAAACTCAATTTGAATTACTAAATGATGTAAGTCCAACGATATCTAGTATTCCAACTGCACCAACAGGATTAAATGTTACAAATTTAACATCTACTTCTGTTACATTTTGTTGGAACGCTTCAACCTCAGCAGTTATTATGCGAAGCTATCAGGTTTATCAAAATGGCACGCAACAATCTAATATTGTACAAAGGTTGTCTGCTATTCCGATTTCTAGCACTTATTGTGCAACAATAACAGGATTAACATCAAATACAAGTTATTCCTTTTACGTAAGCGGTACAAATGATGATGGAGAGGAATCTGCTTTATCTTCAGTTTTAACTATAACAACACCATAATGATTAAAAATATAATAGATCTATTACAGATTGCGAAAGGCGAAACTGAAAATATAAGAATTGCACAAGGGAAGTATAAATTATCAGAAACGTTTTCAGAAGCTATTAAGCAAACAAAAACAAATATAATATGGCGAAAAAAATAGAACTTGAATTTGAGTTAAAATACAAAGAAGCTGCAAAAAACTTAGATGAATTTCAGAAAGAATATGCCAAGCTAGAAAAAGAAGTAGAAACTGCTAATAAGAAAACAGAGGATGCTTTAAAGAAAGTTGAGAAGTCAGCTAAGGATGGAGCAAAGGGTGTTAAAAAAGTAGGAGCATCTATTAAGACTTTAGCTAAGGCCACGGGTATTATTTTCTTATTACAGAAAGCATTTGAATTTGTTTCTTCTGCAATACAGGAAAACCAAGAAGTGATGGATGGTTTAAATACTATCTTTCAAACTGCTCAAATTATATTTAATGAAATAGTAGGGGTATTTGTAGATGTTTATAAAAGTGTTTCGTCAGCAACAGAAAACTTTGATGCACTAGGAAAGGTTATAAGTGGAATTGTTACAATAGCATTAACACCTTTTAAACTTGCTTTTTATGGGATTAAACTAGCAGTTCAGGAAGCACAATTAATGTGGGAAAAATCTATTTTTGGTGATGGAGATCCTACAACAATAAAAGAATTAAATAGTGCAATATTAGAAACAAAATCAAATATAGTAGATGTTGCAAAAGAAACTGCAAAGGCTGCAGGTCAAGTTGTAGATAATTTTGGAGAAGCAATCACAGAAGTATCTGAGATAGGAACAAAAGTAGTTGATGGATTAAAAGATATTAGTATTGAGGCTGCAATAGAAACTGCTAAAACAAATCAGGCATTAAAGAAATCTGCACAAATAGCTGCAGCAGAATCTAGAATATTATTAGAGCAATATGATAGACAGGCTGAGGTACAGAGGCAAATCAGAGATGATGAAACTTTAAGTATCGAAGAAAGAAAAAAGGCTAATGATGAACTATTAGTTATTCTTGAAAAGCAAGAAACAGAAATGACTAAAAATGCTAAATTAGTCAAAGATGCAGCTCAGGCACAATTTGATTTAACCGGTAAGACAGAAGATTATGTTGCAGTCCTAGAAGCAGAAGCTGAGGTACAGGCAGTTGCAGCAACGGTTACAGGTTTTAAGTCAGAGCAACAAATAAACAACAATGCTTTAGTAAAAGAAGCAACTGAATTAACAAACGCAAAATTAGAAAGCGAATCATTACTATCAATAGAACAAAAAAGATTTAATGCAGAACAGATAGAAGATGAATTAGCTAGATTAGAAGCATTAAAAGAAGTTGATATACTAGAAGCTGAACAGGAATCTTTAAGACTACAAGCTATAGTTGATAACGCAAATGCAGGTACACAAGCAAAGATAGATGCACAAATAGCTTTAGATCAATTTACAGAGCAATCACGACAAACTAATTTAAATAGGGATAAGCAAATTAGTGATGCAAAAACTAAAATTTCAGATGCAGAAGCACAAGCTAAAAAAGATAACTTAGATAAAACTGCTGCAGTATTAGAAAACTTTAGTAACATAGCAGGAAAAGAAACTGCTGCAGGTAAGGCATTCGCAGTTGCAGCTGCTACTATAAATACTTACAGAGGGGTTTCAGATGCCCTTGCAGCTACTACTGTAACACCATTTGAAACTGCATTAAAATTTGCAAATGCTGCAGCTATTGGTATTTCAGGAATAGCGAATGTTAAAAAGATATTAAGTGTTAAAACACCACCTGTATCAGGGGGATCAGCATCACCATCAGGAAGCCCAACTCCTGCACCATTATCTGTACCACCTGCATTTAATATAGTAGGAGCAAGTGGAACAAATCAATTAGCATCAGCAATAGGAGAACAATCTCAACAACCTGTACAAGCATTTGTAGTTTCTAGTGAAGTAACTACTGCACAGGAATTAGATAGAAACATTATTGATGAAGCTACAATAGACTAAAAAGCAAAATTTAAAATTAAATACGTTACATTATTATGAAGATAGTTGAACTTATATTAGACGAAGAACAAGAAGAAAGTGGAATAGAAGCAATTTCAATCGTAGAATCACCTGCTATTGAATCAGACTTTGTAGCTTTAAAGAATGAAGAAATAAAATTAGCAGAAATAAGTAAAGAAAAAAGAATCTTGCTAGGTGCTTTGTTAATCCCTAATAAACCAATTTACAGAAATGGTAGTGAGGGTGATTATTATATTTTCTTTTCTAAAGATACTATTTCTAAAGCATCACAAATGTATTTAAGAAATGGATATCAAAACAATTCTACCTTAGAACACTCAAAAGATTTAAAAGGTTTGACATTAGTAGAATCTTGGATAGTAGAAGACGAGGTGCAAGACAAGTCAAGAAAGTATGGATTAAATGTACCTGTTGGGACTTGGATGGGTGCAGTTAAAGTTAATAATGAAGAAGTTTGGAATGAATATGTTAGAACAAATAAAGTTAAAGGTTTTTCTATTGAGGGTTATTTTGCAGATAAAATGGAAGCACCTAAAGAAGCAGTTAAAGAAGATATGTCAAGTGAAATTGATAAACAGACATTACTAAAAATAAAAGAAATTTTAACTTCTAATTAATGGGTAGAAATACAAAAAATAAAAAAACATTTATACCATCTAGAACAAGTCCAACAGGAAGTTCTAGGGCTTGTTTATGTTGGGATACAAATAAATATTCTATTGAGTGTTGTGATGGATCTATGCAAGCTCAGGGCATAGGTGTTATAACAAGAACAGATTGAAAATGCAAAAATTAAATTAATAATCGTTATATAAATAATATGAAATCAACCGAAATGTTAAATCAAATTAAGACACTTCTAAATATCGAGGTTAAACTTGAAGAAATGAAGTTAGAGAATGGCACAATAGTAAGTGCAGAATCATTTGAAAAAGGAAAAGAAATCTTTATAGTAACAGATGATGAAAAGGTAGCAATGCCTGTTGGGGAGTATTTACTAGAAAATGGTAATCTAGTTGTAGTTGAAGAAGAAGGTAAAATTGGTGATGTTAGAGAAGTATCAGATGAAGTACCTGCAAAGGAAGAAGAATCAGATGATAAAGAAATTACTGAAGATCTAGCTGAAGAAGAAGAAAAAGAAGAAGAAATGGCAGATGTTGCAGATTGGGAGGGAATGGAAAAAAGAATCCAAAACCTAGAAGATGCTATTGCAGATTTAAAAGCTGACAAAGAAAGCAAAATGCAAGAAGAAGAAATGTCAGAAGAATCTTCAGAAGAAGTAATTGAAGAAAAAGTAGAAATGTCAAAAGAAGTTCAGGAACAATTATCAGAACCTGCTTCTAAGCCAATTAAACATAATCCTGAGGGCGAAAGCAAACAAATGAAAAAAGTAGAATTTGGCAAAGGTAGATTTACTACAACATTAGATAGAGTTTTAAATAAATTAAATAAATAAAATAGAATGAGTAATTTAAAAAACGTAGAATTAGCTACAACAACAAACATCACTACGACTTACGCAGGTCAATTTGCAGGTGAATATATCGCTGCTGCTTTATTAAGTGCGTCAACTATTGATGATGGTGGAATCACTGTAAAATCAAATATTGCTTTTAAAGAAGTAATTAAAAAACTATCAACAGATGCAATCGTAACTGCTGCAGGATGTGATTTTAATCCAACCTCAACAATTACATTAACTGAAAGAATTTTACAACCAACTGAGTTACAAGTAAACTTACAACTTTGTAAATATGATTTTGTAAACGATTGGGAATCTGAGCAAATGGGATATGGTTTAGGTCAATCTTTACCTCCTAAATTCTCTGACTTTTTAATAGCACACGTTGCTTCTAAAGTTGCACAGAATACTGAGTTTAACATTTGGCAAGGGGATACTACTGCAGGATCTAAAAATTCATTTGATGGATTTGAAAAATTAATCGCTGCTGCAGTAACTGCAGGAGATGTACCTGCAGGTCAGGCTTTAACATCTGTAGCATTAACTGCTGCTAACATTGTAGAAAAAATGTCTGATGTAGTTGAAGCTATTCCTGCTGCATTATATGGAAAAGAAGATTTATTTGTTTATGTTTCTTCTAAAGCTGCAAAACTTTATGTTCAAGCATTAGGAGGTTTCGGAGCAAATGGTCTTGGAGCAAATGGTGTGAATGGATTAGGAACTCAATGGTGGAACAACGGATCATTAAGTATTAACGGAGTTAAGATATTTGTTTGTCCAGGTTTATCTGATGACAAAATGTATGCTGCACAGAAAAGCAACCTATACTTTGGAACAGGATTATTAAATTCTACACAAGAAGTTAAGGTTTTAGATATGGCAGATTTGGATGCTTCAAACAATGTTAGAATGGTAATGCGTTTTACAAGTGGAGTACAATTCGGAATTGCTTCTGATATCGTATCTTACGCATAATTAATTAATTAACCAATAAAATAGGGTAGGTAGAATTTATCTACTTACCCTTTTTTTTTAAAAAAATCATATAAACAATGGCTTGTACATTAACAACAGGTAGAAAAATACCTTGTAAAAGTGCCTTTGGGGGCATTAAAAAAGTATTATTTGCTGATTATGGAACAATAGCTTCTATTGCAGTAGATAGTACAACTAAAGAAGCAACTATCACAGATGGTAGTCCTGCACCAACTTGGTTTGAATATGATGTAAAAGGAAATTCTAGCTTAGAAACAACCGTTACCTCATCTAGAGAAAATGGAACTACCTTTTATACTCAGACTTTAAACTTGACTTTGACATATTTAGATGCTAAAACTCAGGCAGAATTACAAACACTTGCAGTTTCTAGACCTTATATTGTAGTAGTAGATTACTATGGTAACAATTTCCTATGTGGATTTGAAAACGGAATGGAATGCACAGGGGGTACAGTAGTAACAGGTGCAGCTGCAGGAGATTTAAGTGGATTTACTTTAACATTCGAGGGAATGGAAGAAACTGCTCCTTATTTCTTAGATGCAGCAGTAACTGCAGATGCAACACAAATTGATCCAACTGCATAATATAATTATTTAGTTAAAAATTAAGCATCCATAATAGGGTGCTTTTTTTTTGCTTTAGTAATTTTACAAATTAGATGTTTTTTTTCGTTATATTAATAATGATTATACTAACGACATCAGCAACTGCTCAATCTCTATCAGTAATACCAAGAAGCTATGTATCTACTTTTACGTTATCAATAACAGATGATAGTACTAATGTAGAAAAAACTTATA